CGAGAATGGTATTCAACACCAACTATAGTATCAACTATACAATGGAAAAAAATTTCAATAGGTGGTGGATCTGTAGGAAATCATTCTTTAGGTATAACAGAAAATAATGAATTGTATGCATGGGGAAATAATCCGTACGGCCTGACTTGTGGATTAAATTCTGTATATATACCACAAAAACCAACAAGAATGGGAACATCTAGCTGGACTGTAATATCAACAGGGTTATCTCATTCAGCAGCAATTAGATCTGATGGCGCTCTTTTCACATGGGGATTTAATGTTGCTGGGGAAATAGGTGACGGAACACTTACACACAGATCATCACCTGTACAAATAGGTTCGTCTTCATGGATTGCAGTATCATGTGGAGGAAACATAACAGGGGCTATAGACATAACAGGTCGGCTTTTTATGTGGGGGTCAGGTGCATTGGGTAAACAAGGAAATAATTCAACTACAAGTAGATCATCACCCGTGCAGCTTGGAACTTCTTCATGGACTATGATTTCTTGTGGTACAGATCATGTATTGGCAGTGCGACAAGGTGGGTCTTTGTTTGCATGGGGCCAAGGATCAGACGGAAGGCTTGGCGATGGTACTGTAACAACTCGTTCTTCGCCTGTTGCGATTGGCTCCTCTTCATGGACCATGATATGTGCGGGGGATGGTCATTCAGCAGGTATAATATTTGGGGGTACATTATTCACATGGGGGCTAGGAACTAGTGGGCAGTTAGGCGATAATACGGCAGTCGGAAAATCATCGCCTGTTGCGATTGGCTCCTCTTCATGGACTATTGTATCTGTTAATAATGGCACAACTGCAGCAATTAGATCTGATGGAATTTTGTTTGCCTGGGGTCTGAATACTCTAGGAAATGTGGGTGATGGCACAACTACAAATAGATCATCACCCGTGCAAATTGGAACTTCTACCTTTGTGGACGTTGAGGTGGGGTTTTCTGGAGTGTTAGCCATCTCATCATAAATACAATTACAAATTCTGTTCAACATTATAATTCTATATAGGTGATACAATATGCATCCAATTGATTTGCAGCTAAATGAAATGCTACATGGCAATTTTGAAGAAGGATGGAAAATTTCTGAAAAATTGCAAAGCCTCGGCGAGGATAAAATTCCAGACAAAACAGGAAATCCAAATCCTGAAATGTGGCTTCGCCATTCATTCAATCGTGGTTGGTTTTTGCTTCAACAAGGAAAATATCAAGAAGGATCTCAGCTTCTTGAATCGGGCCGTTTTCTAAATGTTTATGGAAGCGGAAAACTAAACACTGACAAGCCTCTTTGGAATGGGCAAGATTCTTTAGAAGGAAAAACAATCATCATTTCCATGGAAGGCGGCTATGGTGATGAAATAATTCATGCTAGATTTGCTACCCCCTTTGCTCGCCGCGGCGCAGAGGTTTTGATTGCGTGTGATCCTTCATTGCATAGCGTTTTCGAAAGAATTCCTGGCGTGAAGCGTTGCATCACAAGAGCACAACCACAAGAATTTCATCATGATTATTGGCTTCCTGGTTTCAGCTGCGGGTGGGTTTTGGGATATGAATATGATACTCTACCTAACGATCCATATATCTTTTCTAAGCCCGAATCTGTTCAGATTTGGAAAAATCTAATAAAAGATGAAAAGCCAAAAATTGGAATTCGCTGGTCAGGCAATCCCAAATTTGAACACCAGCAATTTAGATTGTTCGATGCTAAGTATCTAACGGACCTGTCTAAATATGATGAATTGAAGCTATACAGCCTTCAAAGGGACAACGACCTCAGAGAATTGCCACCTGAAATATATGATCTTCAACATCTACTAATTTCATGGGAAGATACTGTTGCTGCAATTGAAGCACTTGATCTTGTTATCACATCCTGCACAAGCATCGCGCACATAGCAGGAGCTATGGGCAAGGAAACATGGGTTGTTCTTCCTATTCTTCCATATCACATTTGGGCAAAAGGTGCACCTGAAACCAATACAAGCCCGTGGTATAAGAATGTTAAATTGTTTCGCCAAAAAACATTTGGCAAATGGGATGATACATTTGAAGAATTGTATGCTGCTTTGAGAACAAAATATAATTTGAGAGAAAATAAAATGATGTTAGATAATGAAGTAAAAAATACAGGGACAGTTGTTGCTACTTCTGAGGAAGTAGCCGAGATGGTAGAAAAGGGTAGAAAAATTAGAGAAAAAATTGATTATACACCATTCGATACAAAAACTCGCATTCCACATTTGCAGGTGAAACCTGTTTTTCTAGCAGGATTGCCTATGGCAGGCCAAGATTCTTTGCTTGAGATTTTGTATAGTCATCCTGAAATGGTTGTTTCTGAAGAAGGATATGATTATTATTCTGCTCTGATGAAAATGTATAAAAAGTTAGATATTTTAGGAGAAGAAAAGATAGAATTTCTTTTAAAGTCTAACATGATTCATTATTACAATATGACTTATGATGATTTTCGTAGACATGATGCTGAAGTTGTTTTGGATGTTAATTTAAATTGGAATTCTATATATGATATCAATCCTGAGATATTTGGTAAAGATTTTAAGATGATTGCCATGGTTAGAAATCCAGCTGACATTCTAGCTTCATTTGAAGTAGCATCAAGAAAACATAGAATAGGTTTTAAAGAAAACGGCTTCATAGATAGAATCCTCGGAACATCTATTGCACATGAAAAGGATAAGATTGGGCCAACTATTCTAGAAGATCGTTGCTACAAATTAGCTACATCTAATGGAATAATGGGTAGACATCATGCATTGTTGACTAACAATATTATTACAGGAAAGAAAGATCATATTCTTTTTGTTGAATACAACAAATTCTTTAATGAGCCACAAAAACAACTTGATAGGATTTGTGAATTTATTGGTGTTTCACCTTACAAGATAAACACTGAGTTTTTAGAAAAACGTAGAGAAAAATTTGTAACGGTTGATATATTGGGTCTTGATTTGTTTCAACAATACAACAATCCTACTCAAATTTTCTGGAGGGATTGGATATGAAATTAAATATGGGATGTGGATATCTACATAAAGATGGTTATGTCAATGCTGATTATAGCCCATTGTGTTCTCCTGATATAGTGGTTGATTTTGAATCGTTGCCTTATCCTTGGCCTGATAATACGTTTGATATAATCTATGCCAAGGACATATTAGAACATCTTGGCAACACGCCAAAAGATTTCATAAATATCTTGAAGGAAATGGTTAGAATAAGCAAAAATGGTGCTGATTGGACTGTAATAGCACCTCATTGGCATTGTGATAATGCTGTAGATGATCCAACGCATGTACGTTTTATAACCAGAAACACATTTAAAATGTTTGACCAGAAAGTCAACATTCAATGGATAAATGAAAAAATGTCCAATTCTACATTAGGTCTATATAATGATATAGATCTAGAAGTAAAAGATGTAAAATATGAAATAATGCCTTATTGGATTGATAAAATAAACAATGGGGAAATAGGGCAAAGAGAAGTAGATTTAAAGTTGTCGTTTGAGAATAATATTTGTCTAGATTTTACAACTTTTATAAGAGTACATAAACCTGGAAGATATAAATCTTGGATAGAGGAGAGATTAAAAAATGGCTAATTATGTAGTAATTGAAAATGGAGAAATTACTGAAAAATATGATTTGCTACCTAAAAGCTGGCGAAACATGAGCAATTTCAATTTTCTTTCTCGTGAAGAAAGAAAAGCTTTTGGTTGGCTTGATGTTGTAAAAGATCATGTAACAGTCAATCCAGATCACACTAAGTATTATTTGTCAGATCCCGTTTATATAATAGAAGAAGATTCAGTTATTGAACGAGTTACATTAGAGGAATGGGACCTCGAAACACAAGAAAGAATCAAAGCTCAGGACAAGGAAGTTGCAAAAAACGGTGTTCGTGAGCATAGAGATTTGATTCTAAAAGAAACAGACTGGACACAGATGTTGGACAGTCCCATTTCACAGGATGATAAGGTTTTGTGGCAGATTTATCGCCAAAAATTACGTGACTTGACTGAAGTGTTTGAAGAAGAATATCCAACGTTTAGAATGCGTGAAAATATGCCCGAACCTCCTTCGATATGGCCCAAGTTAAGAGATTTGTTAGTAAACGTACCATAAATTTAAGGAAGTTAAATGGCCACACCAACTACAAGAGAAGCTTTCAAGCAATATTGCCTTAGAAGGTTAGGAAAGCCTGTTATTGAAATTAACGTTGATGATGACCAAGTAGAAGATCGTATTGATGATGCTCTTAGATATTACTGGGACTATCATTTTGACGGCACCGAAAAAACATATTATAAGCATCAGATAACACAAGATACTATTGATGACGGTTATATAACCATTCCCGATAATATTATTGGTGCTATAAATGTTTTTGATTTTGGGGGTACACCTATTAGCGGATCTGATTTATTTAACATCAGATATCAGATTGCATTGAATGATATGTATAACCTAACAAATGTAAATCTTATTGGTTATTATCTTTCAATGCAACACCTAGCATTGATTCAGGAATTGCTGGTAGGTAAGTTTCCTATTCGATACAATAGACACACAAACAAACTGCATCTAGATGTTACAAAATCCAAGCTTGAAATAGGACATTGGTTAATTGTTGAAGCATATGAAATTATCAATCCAGACACTTATATGGATGTCTGGAAAGATCAATGGTTAATGCGATATGCAACTGCTCTCATTAAGAGACAATGGGGTTCCAATTTAACTAAATTTAGTAATATGGTGTTGCCAGGTGGCGTAACATACAATGGCGAAAAGATTTTAGATGATGCTGTGATGGAAATAAAACAGTTAGAAGATGAAATGATAAACTCATATTCATTGCCTGTAACTGATATGATTGGTTGATCCACATGAGCACGAGCGTGTATTTCAACAATTTTGCTCAAAGTCAAGAGCAATTGCTTATAGAAAATCTTATCATAGAGTCTATCAGAATCTATGGTCATGATTTGTATTATTGTCCGCGAGATATTATCAACAAAGATGAAATCTATGGCGAAGATAATATCAGCGAGTATAATACAAATTATTTTGTTGAAATGTATATCAAGAATGTAGAAGGATTTGAGGGTGAAGGCGACTTCCTATCAAAATTTAATCTACAAATTCGAGATCAAATAACATTTACTGTAGCTAGACGTGTTTTTCATGATGAAGTGGGAGCAACAGCTCTTTTAGATAGACCCCAGGAAGGTGATTTGATATTCTTTCCGTTGAATAAAAAGATTTTTGTTGTCAAGTTTGTAGAACATGAATCTATTTTCTATCAAATGGGTGCGTTGCAAATATGGGATCTTGTTTGTGAGTTGTTTGAGTATAGCAACGAGCAGTTGAATACAGGTATAGCTGAAATAGATGAGCTTCAAAATAAATTTTCATTGAATTTATCAGATTATGGATTGTTAACTGAAACAAAAGTTGCTATTCAAGATGAAAATGGATATGATCTTGTATTAGAGTCTTATGATATTGATACTGCTGCAGGAGATAGTTACGCAGATAATGATGAAATTCAAGAAATATCGGACACATTTACAGATTTCTCTGTCAGAGATCCATTTAGCGAATCAGGGGAATACTAATGTTCGGTTCAACGTTTTTTCATGGAACAATTAAAAAATATGTGACATTGTTTGGCACTCTATTCAATGATATCTATATCAATAGAGTTGATTCGGCTGATGAGAATGTACAAACAATAAAAGTCCCTTTGAATTATGGACCGAAGGAAAAATTTCTATCTCGATTGGGTGGAGATCCTTTGTTAAGCAAGGAAGTTGCTATAGTTCTTCCTAGAATGTCATTTGAAATTATCAACTATTCATATGACAGCACCCGAAAAAACAAAACTATAGATAAAATGTATTATTATAATACATCAAATAATCGAATGGTATATGAGTACAATCCTGTGCCATATAACATTGATTTTGAATTGGCTATAATGGTTAAAAGTGCAGAAGATGGAACTAGAATTGTAGAACAAATTCTTCCTTACTTTACACCTGAATGGTCAACCACGATTACTGTTATTCCAGAAATGGATTTAAAATTGGATGTTCCTATTGTTCTAAACGGTGTAAATCTTTCGGATACATATGAAGGTGATTACATAAACAGAAGAGCTATAGTATGGACCCTTTCATTCACACTTAAGGGATATTTTTACGGGCCAACAAAGAAAACAGAGCTTATCAAAAAAGCTATTACAAATTTCTTTGTTCCTAATACTTCCCTAGATGATGCTATAGGAAATACAGATGTTGCTGAAACTGTTACAATTACCCCAGGATTGGATGCTAATGGCGATCCAACTACAAATACACTTATTGCGATTGATTACTTACTCGTAAATCCAGGAGATAATTACGACTTTATAGTCGATTTTGAATCGTATGTCTAATAATGATCCCTTTAGCAAAATTCTTGATATAGCTCCGCTTTCATCTGATACAGTTTCTGCAAATATTGAAACTGTTGAAGGTGAATTGGTTGAAACGGGTCAAGATTTGTTAGAAAAATCTTATGAAGAAACACAAAAAGAATATGAAAATATCAAAAACAATTTGATAGAAGTTATTGAGACAGGTCGCGGAGCACTAGAAGAAGTAAATGAGATTGCACAAAGATCGCAAGATTACAAATATTATGATGTGCTTTCTAAAGTAATGAATAGCTTGATTGTTGCAAATAGAGAATTGACAAACCTAGTTAAAACAAAATCTGAAACACACAATCCCTATATTGAAAAAGCACCTAAAGAAGAAAAAAGCGTCACAAATAATCTTTTCATTGGTAGTACTGCTGAATTATTATCCTTTATAAAGGGAAAAATTGATACTGATGGAACAAGAAAATAGTTTTATAGATGAAGTTGCTGATGGGTTTCGTGGTAATAGCCTTCTAAAGAAACCCAACACAAAGATAGATTTTACTGAAGAACAAGTAATTGAATATTACAAATGTTCTCAAGATCCTGTGCATTTCATTTCTAACTATGTAAAAATTGTAAACGTAGATACGGGTTTGGTTCTTTTCCCTATTTGGGAATTTCAAAAGAGTATGGTGCATACTTTTGATGCAAATAGATTCTCTATTTGCAAATTGCCTAGACAGGTAGGAAAAACAACTACTGTTGTAGCATATCTTCTCTGGAAAATCTTATTTAGTCCTGAACTTGTTATAGCTATTCTAGCTCACAAAGCAGAACAAGCACAAGATATCTTGGCTAAATTGCAACTAGCTTACATGTATCTTCCACTATGGATGCAGCAAGGTATTGTTACATGGAATAAACGTTCAATTGAGCTTGAAAACGGATCAAAAATTAGAGCATCATCAACTGCAAGCACGGCTATTCGTGGTGGATCATACAACATAATTTATTTGGATGAGTTTGCTCACGTTCCTGAACACATTGCAAGTGAATTTTTTGCATCAGTATATCCTACAATTTCATCTGGTAAAACGACTAAGGTTATCATAACATCTACTCCGAAGGGGTTGAATCTATTCTACAAGCTCTGGTCAGATGCAGAAACAGGTAAAAACAGCTATGTACCTGTATCAATTCATTGGTCAGATGTTCCAGGAAGAGATGATGCTTGGCGCCATGAAACTATCAGAAACACTTCTGAAGAACAATTCAATCAAGAACATGGTTGTGAATTCTTAGGTTCTGTCAACACACTCATAAGTGCAAAGAAACTTGCAACTATGACTTATATGGAGCCTATATATCAAACACCAGATCTTAGAATATTTGAGCAACCTGAAAAAGGACGTTGTTATGTCATGGTAGTAGACTCGTCCAGAGGAAGTAATCTAGACTATTCTGCTTTCATAATATACGAAATAAGCCAAGTTCCTTATCGAGTTGTTGCTACATTTAGAAATAATACAATCGCATCTTACTTGTATCCAACAGTCATTTATGAAGTAGCAAAGAAATTTCATGATGCATGGGTGCTTGTAGAAACAAATGACATAGGTCAGCAGGTTGCTGACATATTGCTGCATGAATTTGAATATGAAAATCTATTGAAATCTACACAATCAGGAAAGCGTGGCCAATTCTTAAGTGCAGGATTTGGCCAAGCTACTAAATTAGGTGTTAGAACCACTCAACCCGTAAAAAGAATCGGTTGTAGTAATCTAAAAGCACTAATTGAAGAAAATAAACTTATAACTAATGATTATAATATATTGTATGAGATTTCTCGCTTTGTTTCAAAAGGAAATTCGTTTGAGGCTGAAGAAGGAAGCACGGATGACTTGGTCATGTGTTGTGTTTTATTCGCATGGGCCATCAACCAGGACTTCATGAAAGACATCACAAATGTTGATTTGCGTAAATCCATAAATATAGATAATGAAAAATTCATAGAAGAAGAGTTAACTCCTTTCGGTTTTATGGAAGATGGCAATGAAGATGACTTTGAAACAATCAAAGAAGTATCAATGAGTGAGTTTGACAGGTGGATGCTAAGTTAATTTTTTCAAGAATATAAATAAAGAGATATATAAATAATAACCCTTTGAGGAGAGTCAAATGCCATTTCAAGTAAGTCCAGGCGTTAACATAACAGAAATTGACTTGACAACAATTGTTCCTGCAGTAGCCACCACAGAAGGCGCTATGGCAGGTATCTTTCGTTGGGGTCCGCTTGATAAGATTCTTCTTGTCGATTCCGAGACCACATTAGTAAATCGCTACGGAAAGCCATCAAATTTAAATGCTGAAACTTGGTTTACAGCAGCAAATTTCCTAGCTTATGGAAATAAGCTGTATATTAGCCGAGCAGCAAATACTACAGACAATTCAGGTGCTAATGGTGTTCTATCAGCAGTTGCTAACACAACTACTGTATCAGACATACTATTACACGTCGTAAAGAATGAAGATCATTATCTTACACAAGAGCCATCATTTGAAGCTGCTGTGTTGTATATTGCAAAATATCCAGGAAAGCTAGGAAATTCTCTAAAGATTTCCGTATGCGATTCTGCAAATCAATATGCTTCAAATCTAGACTTTAGAGCAGTAGATTCTAATGGTTCATTCAATGATGCAAATTCATTGATTGCATTCACATACGGATCAAACACAGCAACAGTTACATTAGCTAACTCAGCAGCTCTTGCAAACGATACACCTATCGACCACGCAAATAATGTTCTAAACAAGTTCTCTATTGGTGACATTATTGAGGCAGGAAATTCAACAATTGGTAAGCAACAGTTGAAAATTTCTGCTTTGGGAACAGTATTGGTTGTAAACTCAACAGGAACAAATACAGGTTATGCAACATTTAACTTGTCATTTGAAACTCCATACAATCTAACATCAAACTACTCATCAAACAGTATAACCAGAGCATGGGAATATTCTGGATTTGTAGATCGTGCGCCAGGAAAGTCAAATTATGTAAATGAATTTGGCAATACTTCTGCAAACGATGAACTTCATGTTGTTGTTGTAGACCATGGTGGCAAATTCACAGGTGTCCCAGGTTCAGTTCTAGAAGTATTTGAAGGTGTTTCAAGAGCATCTGATGCAAGATCAGAAGATGGTGCATCGCAATACTACAGAACAGTTATCAATGATAATTCTAAGTATGTTTGGTGGGCAAATGACAGATCAAATTCTGTAGCTAATACAGCAGATTCTGTTGCAAGCTCAACAAATAGCAAGCCTCTTTCACTTGTGCTATCACAAGGTTCTGACGGTGCTGATGAATCAAACGTATCAATAAGTGTTCTAGCAGAAGCTTATGATAAGTTCTCGTCTGCTGAAAGCGTTGATATTTCTCTTGTACTACAAGGAAAGGCACGCGGAACAATTTCTGATAACTATGCACAGTTAGCAAATTACATCATCGAAAATGTAGTTGAAAAGAGAAAAGATTGCATGGCATTCATTTCTCCAGATCGTGCCGACGTTGTAAACAATTCAGGAAAAGATGAAGCTCAAGATGTTGTTGCATTTAGAAATTCTCTTGCGCCTAGTGCATTAAATAGCACATCATACGCCGTTCTAGACACGGGTTATAAGTATCAATATGACAAGTATAATGATGTTTATCGCTTTGTTCCGTTGAATGGTGATATTGCAGGCCTTGTTGTTAGAACTGATGATGTTCGCGATCCATGGTGGTCTCCAGCTGGATTCAATCGTGGTCAGATTAAGAACATTGTTAAATTGGCCTACAATCCTGGAAAAGCTGACAGAGACATTCTGTACAAATCAGGTGTAAACCCTGTTACAACATTCCCAGGTCAAGGAACTGTGCTATTTGGTGACAAGACATTGTTATCGAAGCCAAGTGCATTTGATAGAATCAACGTTCGCAGATTGTTCATTGTTCTTGAAAAAGCAATTTCAACAGCTGCTAAGTTTACTCTATTCGAGTTCAATGATGAATTCACAAGAGCACAATTTAGAAATCTAGTAGAACCATATCTACGTGACATTCAGGGCCGTCGTGGTATCTATGACTTCCGCGTTGTTTGCGATGAAACAAACAACACACCAGAAGTTATTGATAGAAACGAATTTGTAGGAGACATCTATATCAAACCAGCAAGAGCAATCAACTTCATTCAGTTGAACTTTGTAGCTGTTAGAACAGGTGTTGAATTCTCTGAAATCGTAGGTCAATTCTAAGAGATAGTTAAGGTTAGGAGAAAACAAAATGGCTTTTAATGTAAACGAAATGAGAAGTCAACTAACACTTGGCGGTGCTCGTAATACCCTATTCCAGGTTACAATACAAAACCCAGCAAATTCAATTGCTGATATTAAGGTTCCTTTCATGGTCCAAGCAGCACAGATTCCTGCTGCTACACTTGGATTGATTGAAGTACCTTATTTTGGACGAAAGGTAAAGTTGGCAGGTGACAGACAGTTCGCACCATGGACTGTCCAAGTAATCAATGATGAAGATTTCCTTATCAGAAATGCTATGGAAGAGTGGTCAAACAAGATCAACTCATTCCAAGGAAATCTTCGTGCATTTGGTTCAGCAAGTCCTCTGCTTTACAAGGCACAAGCACAAGTAATTCAATACTCAAAGACAGGTGTACCTATTAGAACATATCAGTTCAATGGAATATATCCTGAAGAAGTATCAAGCATCGAACTAGATTGGAATGCTGTTGATACTATTGAAACATTCACAGTAACATTCCAATATGATTGGTGGGAAGTTTCTGGTGGAGTGACAGGTAGAGCTGGCGGGGCTTAATATAAAATGAAGAGGGAGCTAAACACTCCCTCTTTTTGAGGTATATAAATGAAATTATTTGGATTTGAGATAAAGCGCCCTGAAGAAGAGCAGCATGTTTCTTTTGCACCTCAAGTTGAAGATGATGGTGCAGTTGTAGTCAGTGCGGGCGGTGCATATGGGACATATGTAGATTTAGATGGATCTGTTCGAACAGAAACTGAACTGATATCCAAATATCGTGATATGGCTGGCATTCCTGAAGTTGAGATGGCCATTGATGATATTGTAAATGATTCTATCACTGTTGACAATGATGAACCAATCATAAAAATTGTTCTTGAAAGAACAAAATTATCTTCTGCAATCAAGAAAATAATTACAGAAGAATTTGATTACGTTTTAGAATTGCTCGAATTCACTACACTCGCATATGAAATTTATAAGCGTTGGTATGTAGACGGTCGTTTATATTACCATGCAATCATTGATGAAACTGCTCCAAGAGAAGGTATTAAAGAACTTCGCTATATTGATCCTAGAAAGATCAGAAAAGTTCGCGAAACAAAAAAGGTTCGTGACAAAGAAAACAAAGAGATTGTTTTACAAAAAACAGTTAGTGAATTTTACATATACAATGAACGAGGATTTGCTCAGAATACAGCAATATACTCAGCATCGACTCCTGTTGCATCAGGTGTTAAGATTGCTAAAGATAGCATAATCTATACTACTAGTGGATTGTTAAATAATAATGGTGATATGGTATTATCATATCTTCATAAGGCCATCAAGCCTTTAAACCAATTACGTGCTATGGAAGATGCTACTGTAATTTATAGAATTTCCAGAGCACCTGAACGAAGAATTTTCTATATCGATGTTGGCAATTTGCCAAAGATGAAAGCAGAACAATATGTTCGCGATCTAATGACACGATTTAAGAATAAGCTTGTATATGATGTAGCTACAGGTGAAATTAAGGATGATAGAAAATTCATGACAATGTTAGAAGATTTCTGGTTGCCTCGCCGTGAAGGTGGAAAAGGAACCGAGATAACAACATTGCCAGCAGGACAAAATTTGGGTGAATTGCAAGACGTCGAATATTTCCAAAAGAAATTGTTCCGCTCATTGAATGTGCCAATTTCTAGAATGGATCCAGAATCAGTATATAGTGTTGGGCGTGCAACAGAAATTACTAGAGATGAAGTAAAATTTGCAAAATTTGTTGATAGATTGCGCCGTCGTTTTTCAATGATGTTTTTGAAAGTTCTTGAAAAACAATTGTTGCTGAAAGGCATTATAACTAGCGAAGATTGGGCTGAAATTGAAAACAAAATAGATTTCCAATATGCAAAGGATAACTATTTTGATGAAATGAAGGACAATGAAGTCTTGATGGGTAGATTGAATACCTTGCAATTGATTGAGCAATATGCAGGTAAATATTACTCTCATGAGAAGATTCGTAAAATGGTATTGCGTCAGACTCAAGATGAAATTGATGAAGAGGATGAGAAGATTGCAGCAGAGACAGATAATCTCCAATACAATCCACCTTCTGAATTGGGCACCGAAATGCCTGATATGCAGAAGCAACCCTTCAAAAAGAAATAATAAATAGTTTATTAAGCTAGGAGATATATTATGCCAACTAATGTAGAATACGGTGTTTTGGATTTAGTAAAGAATGCACAAGAAAAGAATGCAGTTGAATTTAACAAAGCTATAGATCACATTTTGCAAGTTAAAGCAGCACAAGCTATAGAACGTAAGCGAGAAGAAATAGCTCAAAAAATGTTTAATACTGAAATTGATGATACAACCGAAGATGATATTGAAATTGATGATGAAGAGATAGAAGATATCAATGATGAAGATCTAGATGATGCTGATATTGAAATTGATGATGAAGAAAATCAAGAATCAGATGAAGATACCGAGGAAGATCTAGATGACACAGAAAATAAAGACGCCTAAACGTTTGACTGAAGTTCTCAATCCTAAGGCAAAGAGTGAGAAGAAGTTCAAAGACAAGCATGTGACCATCAAGCACAAAGATCCTGCTGGAAATGGAGATGATGTTTTTCAGGCTACAAATATAAAAACATCTCCTCGTATGGCCGATAACCATGGATATGATACAGGTGGCCATGATGAAAAGGTGTATGAAGATGTTGAGAATTTGTCAGAGTTGACTGTTAAGAGTAAGTCAATTTTAAAAAATATAGGCTATAAGCTTATGTATGACCAATCACAAAAAAATGCTGCTAAGAGAGTTTATAATGATGTAAAAAATATGAAAGATGGTGAATTGGTTAGACTACATCACGGATCTAAATCTAGAAATCCTGATCGCGGAACACCTGGGCATTTTCAAGCAAGAGCTCTTGATAGAGAAGTTAAAAAAAGAAAAATATCTGCGACTGACTATGAAGCACATAGAACAGGAAAATATCGTTCAATTTCTCAGAAAAATGAGTCTAAGGTATCAGATTACAAAATGATTCCAACTGTCGTAAATGGCAAGGTGATCTTTAAAAAGATTAAGAAAGATGTTGTGGTTGAAGACATGAATTCAAATACTATTCATGTTCAACACTTGACTGGCAAAGTCAACGGCAAAAAATTCAAGGTTCCTACACATGTTGATGCACCACATGATGAAAAGCATATTGCAAAACACAATGTCCATTTGAATCCCAAAGATGTGAAAATTGTTGCTCATCATTTGAAGAAACTTCTTGAAGAAAAGGAATGTGGTTCCAAGAAGAAAAAGAAAGAATTGAAGGAATCAATTGGAGTACAACCCACTAATCCTAAGAAAGAATTTTATAATTCAGAAACAGGAAAAGTTGAACCTTCAAAGATGAAGAAGAGTCATCTGTCAGATGCTGCAAGAGAACTTATCAATCATGCAAACAATATGGATCATCTAAAGAGAGCACAGCGTCCGTTCATTGAAAATGCTCGTAGAAGAATGCATAAAGGTACGTATGATTCTGACAAAGGCCAGAAATTATGGCATCATTATGCTAAGCATGTGGTAACCTCGTATCATGCTGAATATATGCCACATGAAAATTTGAAGCGTTCGATGCCTAATTATAAAGAAGATATCAAGCAAGTTGCTGCACATTTTGAAAAGAAGCATCGCTATGCTATTCAAAACGGATTGCATGAATCTGTTGCTTGGTATTCAGAACTAACAGAAGAAAACAAAGATAACTTTGATTCTCTTTTAGAATCATCGAATGGATTGACCAAGATATTAGAATTCATCGATAAGCTAGAATCTTTGTCAGAATCTGGCGACGAACATCTTGCACATGGCAAAAAGTATAAGTTACCTGTAAAATCTTTGAAAAATTCAATTGGGTCTAAGCAAACATTTCTAATTCATCAAGGTGACCATGTTGATTTGGAAAAAATAATGAACAAGGCTGGATTCAAAAAAGTTCAAGGCGGAACAACTTCAGATCATGCTACAGAAACAAAGTTTCAACATTCTGATGGCACGCATGCAACTGTAGGTCAAAGTTCATACGATAAAGTTGGCCGTCGTTCAATCCGCTTTAAGAAGGGATAATTAAAAATGCCAGTTCAATATAATAAGAAGTATGTAAAAGTAGCTACTCATAACGTTGCTAATGAAACATATGTAATTGTAGGAAACAATTCTGTTTCTAACATTGCAATGGGTGATGAGATTATTGAAGGAGCTACAATTTCTAGAATAACATATGGAACAGATTCTAACGGAACATGGAAAGTTCTCCGTGGAGCAAACGTTGTTTTTGCAGCTGGTGGTGGAAGCGCAGATCACGAGTTTCCAATAGGTGGCTTATCACAGTTTCCTGCAGCAAACGTTGTTGTACAGCTTTCAGGTTCAGCAAATGGATTCATTCAGCTTGAGTTGAAAAAGATCGGAACATTCAACACAGAATATTTGGTTGAATAACATGAAATCCTTTACAACTTTTATAACAGAAATTTCTAAAAAGACTACCAAGTCGTATATTCAAAAAAGTTCAGTAGACATGGCAATGCAGGGAATTGGAATACACGATTCTGCAACCAAAATGGATGATGAACGTTTGAAGAAACATACTAGAAAATTTAATAATCGCCATAAAGGCATTTCACAAGCTTTAAAAAAGCTTTAAAGAGGCATTAGAGTAAAATGAAATTAATTTGCGAAGTTATAGAAGATGTAAAATACATCACTGAAGCAAAGGAAGATGGTAAAAAGGACGTCTATATTGAAGGTGTTTTCATGCAAGGAAACATTAAAAATAGAAACGGTCGCGTATATCCATCTGAAATTCTAGAAGGTGCTGTTCAAAAGTACATCAAAGAAAACATTCAGCGCAACAAAGCTTATGGTGAGCTTGGCCATCCACAAGGACCTTCAATCAATCTTGACCGTGTGTCACATATGATTAAGGAAATTCGCCAAGAAGGCAACAATTTTATTGGTCGTGCCAAATTGATGGACACGCCAATGGGAATGATTGCAAAGAATCTAATTTCCGAGGGTGCAAACTTAGGTGTTTCATCTCGAGGACTTGGGTCAATAAAAGAAAACAAAGACGGTATAATGGAAGTTCAAAAAGATTTCTTTTTGGCAACTGCAGCAGATATTGTAGCAGATCCATCGGCACCTGATGCATTTGTTAATGGTATTTTTGAATCTGTTGATTGGATCTGGAATAACGATATTCTTGTTCAACGAACAGCCGAACAAATAAAAGAAGAAGTCAATGCAAATGTACGTTCTGGGACACTTACGACTGAAGTTAAAATTAAGTTGTTCGAGAATTATTTGAATTCATTGATTAAATAAATAAATTAAAATCGATTCGATTAAGGAGATTTTAAAAATGACTGTAAAGAAATTAGATGAAACTGCTGCTGCAGACTCATTGAAGCCAAATGGTGGACCAACTAAAGCTCAATTGATGAGTCAAGTTGTTAGCACAATCTCAGGAATGTCGAAGCAAGACCTTTCGCATTTCTTAAACGACACACTAGCACAGGTTGGAAAAGAAGCCGACAATATTTCTGGTGGCTCAGCTGCTAAGAACAAAGCTTCAATTTCAACTAAGGGAACTGTTAAGGAAGAATTGGCTGAAGTATTCGGCGAAGATGAAGCATTAACTGAAGAAACAAGAGAAAAAATCTCCGTTCTTTTTGAAGCTGCTGTGAATACACAGGTTAGCTTAGAAGTTGCTCGAATCGAAGAAGAATTGGATGCTCAACTAACCGAAGCAGTTGAGTCACATCAAGAAACAATTTTAGAAAACCTTGAATCATATCTTGATTATGCAATCAATGAATGGGTCAAGACAAACGAAATTGCTATAGAATCTTCTCTACGCGCCGACATAATGGAATCATTTGTTGAAGGATTGAAGAATCTATTCAAGGAACATTATGTAGAAGTTCCTGAAGAAAAGGTTGATGTTTTGGGCGAATTGTCTGCTGAAAATGAAGCTCTAAGCGACAAGTTGAATGAAAGCATCAATGAAAACATTGAGTTGAAGAAGGCTATTTTCGAAATTGAAAAGCATTCTGCACTCAAGGAAGTTTCTGAAGGTTTGGCAGCAACACAAGTTGAAAAGCTACAAACATTGGCAGAAGGCGTAGAGGCAGATGACATTGAAGCATTCAAGAAGAAGGTTTCAATCATCAAAGAAAACCATTTTAATAAGAAGACTTCTACAGGCAGCACTCAACTAATTGTTGAAGAAGCTCCTGCTAAGAATGCTGATGATGTTAATGAAAAGTCTGAAGTAACAGGTCCAATGGCTCGTTATGTTAAGGCAATTTCAAAAACAACAATTAAATAAATAATAAACAAGAAAAATAACATACGTTATTTAGGGAGATAGAAAACATGAATATGCTTGCTGAAGAAATTTATAAGAAGTGGAAGGATGTCTTAGAGCACGAAGACCTTCCAAAAATCAAAGACGTGCACCGTAGAAATGTAACTGCTACGTTGTTAGAGAACACTGAAAATGCTCTACGTGAAGCAGGTGCAATCAACCGTTCATCACAACAGCTTTTGGGTGAAGCTGCACACACCAACGCAACAGGTTCTGAAATCGATACATTCGATCCAGTTCTAATTTCATTGGTTCGTCGTTCCGCTCCTAACCTAATTGCGTATGACCTATGCGGCGTGCAGCCAATGACAGGACCAACAGGTCTTATCTTTGCAATGCGCTCACGTTATACAAACCAAACAGGCGATGAAGCATTCTACAACGAAGCAAATACAGCTTACGCTACAGTTGTAACTGGTGCCAATACTACAGGTAACAAGCACACAGGTACAGTACCAAGTATTTCTAACAATACAGCTAATGGTACATACAACTTTGGTGCAGGTATGAGCACAGCTCAAGCTGAAGCATTGGGAACATCTGGTAATACAGCATTCCCTGAAATGGCATTCAGCATCGAGAAGGTAACAGTAACTGCAAAGTCACGCGCTTTGAAGGCTCAATACACTCTTGAATTGGCACAAGACTTGAAGGCAATTCATGGTCTTGACGCTGAAGGCGAACTTTCAAACATCCTTTCAACAGAAATTCTTGCTGAAATCAATCGTGAAGTAGTACGTACTATTAACGTTATTGCTAAGGCAGGTTGCTCAGAAGGCACAACAACAGCTGGTGTATTCGACTTGGATACCGATGCAAATGGTCGTTGGTCAGTTGAAAAGTTCAAGGGTTTGATGTTCCAGCTAGAACGCGAAGCTAATCAAATCGCCAAGGGAACACGTAGAGGGAAGGGTAACATTATCCTATGTTCATCAGATGTAGCATCAGCTCTTCAGATGGCAGGGGTATTGGATTACACACCAGCTCTAAACAGCAACAACCTAAATGTTGATGATACTGGTGCAACCTTTGCAGGTGTTCTAAACGGTCGTATTAAGGTCTACATTGACCCATATACAACAGGCAATTATATTACAGCTGGTTACAAGGGTGCAAATCCTTTTGACGCTGGTCTGTTCTATTGCCCATACGTTCCACTACAAATGGTACGTGCCGTAGATCAAAACTCGTTCCAACCAAAGATCGGATTTAAGACACGCTACGGCATGGTTGCAAATCCATTCGCAGAAGGAACAACCGCTGGAGTCGGCGCCCTAACAGTAGATAGCAATGTTTACTACCGCCGTTTCATCGTAAATAACCTCCTATAATTACTATAATAATAAAATAGGAAAAATTGGGGGCTTCGGCCCCCTTTTTTTATGTTGATTTTCTGAGATTTTGCATATATACTACACTAGTGTATTTGATAAATTGATTTTATTTTTAATTAGAAAAGGAAAGAATAATGAAGAAGTACTTAATTGGATTGGCTATGGCTTTTGCTGCAGCAGGAGCATCCGCTGATTCCGTCAATATTGAATATGATTTTGAAGATTATGTGGACCAGGGATTTTATACAAATGATTCTAACGCCATGAAGGTCGGAGCATCGTTTGACGTTATAGAAGGAATGACATTTGACATGTCTCTTCGCGGACGATTTGAAAATGGTACCAGCGATATCGGCCAGCGTCTAGAGACTGGATTTACTGCTGAACCTTTCAATGGATATTTTGTTCGTCTAGGAGTAGGTCAAGAATTTACAGAAAATGACAATTTCTCGTTCTATTCCGTTCAACCAGGATTCGAACATCAGATTACATCAAAGGTAAAGGGTATTGTTCGCTATCGATATCAGAATGCTTTTGACACGGATATTGCATTTGAAACACACGCTGCTCGTGGCGACCTAGAATATTCTTTTAATGAGAATAATGTCGTTGCTGTAGGGTATGACCGAGTTTTCAATGATTTGGAAGCAAATCAGTTCAGAATCAATTACTCCCGCCGCTTCTAACCTCGTCCGAGGCTTAGGACACCAAATGGGCGCGCAATGCGCCCATTTTTATTGCTTGCGTTTTTGTATTGTTTATGTGTATAATACATCTGTAGGATTAATATATACTAGATATTACTAACGGATAAATCTAATGACAATATTAACCCGACAAATTGAAAATAAAAATCTATTATCATCGTTATGGTTTAATTTCCTAATAAAGAAAGCACCGCATTTTAGTTATTTTGTTCAGACAGTTGAAATACCATCATTAGATGCAGGTGTAGCTCAAGTAAATAATCCATTCAAAATACAATCATTCACTGGCGATCACATGACGTTTGGTGATATTAATGCCACATTTAAAGTGGATGAAGATATGTATGCATACACTGAAATGTATGATTGGATTATAGGAACGACATTTCCAAATAATTTTAATGAATATAAAAATTTAAATGACAAACAAAAAACTTCTGGTGAAGGGCTATATGCAGATGCTACATTGACTGTATTATCTAGCACAAAGAGACCTAACTTAGAATTCAGATTTTATAATTTATTTCCGATAGCTCTAAGCGGATTCCCTATGTCATCAACGAACCCAGATGCTGAGTATATTGATTGTTCTGTTACTTTTAGATTTAGTCATTTTGATGTGCATCGATTGTAAATATCTTGCATTCATATGAATATGTGATATATTGTTTTTTTATGGTGTGTTTATTATATTATGAATTTAGAATCCATTCAAAAGTTGTGGGAATTTGATGCAGTTATCAATCCATCAGATCTTTCGGGTGAAAGTCTAAAAATTCCAAAACTCCACTCTAAGTATTACAAAATATTTTCCACAGAAAGACTCACTCTTCTGAAATACGAGAGTGAGTATAAGCGTTTGAAAATGTTGAAGTATGATTGGCTGGATGCTAAGTTGAGTAGAGATGAGTTGAAAGATTTGGGATGGGAGCCTTGCCAGAGAACATTTCTGAAGCAAGAGATTCAATCTAGAATTGATTCAGACATTGACATAATCAATATGGAATTGAAAATAGGTTTGCAGAAAGAAAAGATGGAATTTTTAGAGTCTATCATTAGATCATTAACCAATAGGGGTTATCAGATAAGAGCCGCTATTGATTGGGAACGTTTTAGAAGTGGGGGTTAATTGGTGAAAAATTTTAAGTTGGGTGATCATATCATTATTGATGTTTGTAAGGTGAAACCTGAATATCTTACAATTGAATATGATTGGGAAAAATTTCTAGATGAAATTGTTGAGATGACAGGATCTACTATTCTGAATAGACAGTTTCATCCTTTTCCAGGGGGAGCTTTAACTGCTCTTTATCTTTTAGCAGAAAGTCATCTTTCCATTCATACATGGACAGAACATCAAGCATTTTGTTTTGATATGTTCTCGTGCAAGCCATTTGATAAAATGGCTGTTCTAGAAAAATTCTGGAACGAATTTGGCACAGATAATGTAACATATTACACACTAGATAGAATTATTCATATCGTTTAAAGGATTTATAATGACAAATTTTGAAAAAGTTGGCGAATTTTTGAC